GACCTCGCTGCGCAGCCAGCCCAGCGCGTCGATCCCCGGGTAGGTGATGACCGCGAGGCCGTTGATCCGGACCTCCAGCGCCTCGGCCTCGGCGCGGGCTGCGGCCAGGGCGGCGGCATCGTCGCCGGGGCCATCGGTGACCAGGTCGACCACCAGGCGGTCGGGCTGGCACGGTGCGCGGCGGAACTCGTGCAGCGCAAAGGCCAGCGCGGCGCCCGTGTGCGTCATGCCGTTGCCCGGCCGCTGCACGGCCGCCACCTGCCGCGCGAAGGCGGCCGCCGCGGCGGCGCTGTCCAGCATGTGCCAGCCCACCAGGGCGCGCGGCGCGTCGTCGTAGCCCATGACCATCACCGCGACGGGGCCGCTGGCTTCCACCACGCGGCCGATCGCCGGGTCGGCCAGCGCCGAGGCATGCGCCTGCACCTGCATCTCCCACGCGAGATCGGGCACGCTGCCCGAACTGTCGAGCATCAGGACGAGGGCGAGGGCGCACCACATCAGGCGTGCCCGCGCGGCTCGCCCATCGCGGCGGCTGCGGCGAAGTCGGCGGCGTTGCGCAGGATGCGCGCCAGCTCCCGCGCCTGGTCGGGCGGCAGGTAGACGATGACCGGGCCGCGCTCGGTCTCCATGACCAGGCGCACCGTGCCGTCATTCGTGCTGACCGTGAGGCCGCCGCGCTTCTTCACGCCTTCACCCCCAGGATCGACCGCTTGATGGCTTCGATGGTCGCGCCCGTCAGGCCGCTTTCGCGCGCCGCGGTCTCGGCGGCCTTGGCGGCGTCGCGCTTGGCGCGGGCGGCGGCGCGTTCCTCGACCTTGGCGACGAAATCCGCATTCGTGCGGCTGGCCTGGGTCAGGCGCTGCACGCTCTCGGCGAACAGGGCCATCGCCTTGGGATCCCGCAGCATGGCCTGCGCCGCGGCGCCGTCCTCGCCCTCCGCTTCCTCAGCGCTGGCCAGGAAGTCGAAGACGAAGCTGTGCAGCATCTCGATGTTCAGCCGCGCCGTCTTGCTCTCGGGCGCGTCGCCCAGCTGCCGGACCAGCGCTTCCGAGACCGCGCGCGACCGCCGCAGCCGCTCCCCCACCTTCTCCATCGCCTGGACATGCCGGCCGAGCGCGCTGCGGCTGACCTCGATCTCCATCGAACGCAGGTGCTCCAGGATCTCGTCCAGCGTCCTGCCGTGCTGGCGCAGTCGGCCGATCGCCTCGCGGATCTCGGGGGCCAGCCGGTCGATGGAGGACGGGCGCGGCATGGTCAGGGCGTCATCGGCCGGGCCACGCCCGGGTGCGGCTTGCCGCGCGCGACCTTCACGCCATCCTCGCTCGCGGTCGCGACCCACACGCCCTCGCCGGCGCCGATGCGCTCCAGCGTGACCAGGCGCTGTTCCTCGAGCCAGCGGAGATCCTGGCGCAGCGTCTCGAAGGCGATCTCGTGGCCGAGCGTCGAGAGCGCGCGGCGGAGCACGAATTCGTTGACCGTGTGGTCGTGGTCCTCGGCCAGGGTGCGGAGGATGGTCAGGCGCCGGTCCTCGGTCAGGATGCGGGACAGGCTCATCAGCGTTCCCCTTCGCGGATCTGGTGCTGGACCAGCAGCTGCGTCTGGTGTTCGACGCGCTTGAGGATCTCGGTCACGCCGCCGAGCCGTTCGCCCACCACGGCGACCTCCCGTTCCAGGCCTCCCATGCGGGCCTGCATCACGCGTAGGTCTTCATGGTTCGGCATGGTGGCCAGCCGGTTCTCCATGGCCGTGATCCGCCCTGTCAGGACCGAGACATCCGACTTGGCGGCGAAGTCCCCGGCCAACTTGAAGCGCAGGAAGGCCAGCAGCACGCCGCCGATGATGCCCGAAACGCCCAATATCCAGGCCAGGTCCTTCCATTCGAAGCTGATCACGCGCGGTCCTCCGGCTTCTCCTGCGGCGGGCGCGGCGGCGCGGCCTGCCCGGCGGCGGCCATCCGCGCCAGGTGCGCGCGCAGCAGCGCTTCCCGTTCCCTCTCCGCGCGGTCCTGCACGGCGTCCATGTAGTCGGGCATCAGTCGGCCGCTCCGCCGCCCACAACCTCCCGCACGCGATCGAGGCGCTGGCGGCAATCCTCCCCGGCCTCGACCAGGTCGAGCACCCAGCCCATGAAGGCGGCGTCGTTCGGGAAGTCAGTCACCGGCGGCTCCCCCCGGCAGACCAGGAGGCTGGGCGCGAGGGACAGCGCCGGCGCCGGCGGCGGCGCGGCCGGCGCGCAGGCGGTCAAGGCCAGCGCGCACAGCAGGGCTGGCGGCGCAGGCATTCGAAGGCGGGGCGGCATGGATGGCCCTCCGGATGGGTTCGAGGCGCGCGGCGAGTTCGGCCGCCGCCGCGGCCTGGGCTTCAAGCGCCCGCACAACGGCATTGCGGGCCGCGACCTCGGCGCGCGCCGCGTCGCGCTCCTGGCGCAGCGCCGCGGCCTCGGCCCGGGCGGAGGCAAGCTGCCACGACCGCACCTGCCACGCCGCGCCCAGCGCCAGCACGCCCGCCAGCGCGGCGCCGGCGATCCAGGGCAGCGCCGGCTTGATCAGCGCGGCGATCATGCGAGGGACCACCAGAGCGCGGCGCCGATCGCCGCGCCGACGGCGCATTCGGCCCATTCGGTGGGGCCTTCGGCGAAGCCCGGCGCGCGCGGCAGGCGCGGCAGGTGCCAGGCCAGGGCGTAGATGGGGCCGAACAGGAGCCCGGCGGCCATCAGCGCCCACGGCCCGACGCCGAGCGCGCCCATGAGCAGCGCGGCGGGCCCCGCCGCGACGACACCCCAGCCGGACATCAGCACCGCATCGCGCCAGCGCGTGCCCGCCACCCGGCCGATGTCCATGGCGTGGCCCCAGCCGGCGACCGCCATGCCGAGCCAGAGCGCGGCCGCGAAGGCCGGCGCCCACCCGGTGAAGGCCAGCAGCGGCGCCGCCATGGCAGCCGCGGCCGCGAGGCGCGCGACCGTCGTCTGCGGCGGGAGGCGCAGCAGCGTCTCCCACGCGCCGCCGCGGATGCGCCACCACAGGGCGCACCAGGCGGCGAACAGGATGCCCGCCAGCGCGGTCACGGCTTCGGCCCTTCCGGCCGCGCCGCGGCAGCGGCGGTACGGAAATCCACCGCGCCCACACCCATGTAGCCCGCGACCAGCCAGGCGATCAGCGTGAGCGCGGCGGGCACGACGATCTGCGCGGTGGCCGGGCCGGCATAGACGCCGCCCGCCACCAGCAGCCAAGCCGCCGCGCAATTCGTGACGACGATGGCGCGGCTGAAGGTGCGGCTGGATTTCGGGAGCATGGTCAGATGGCCCCGATGGCCAGGCCGTAGGCCAGCTTCACCACGGCCGAGGCCAACACCGTGGCCGCGACCGGCCAGGCGATGTCGCGCAGCGCGCGCGGGCGCCAGCGCCAGGGCGGGATGCGGTTCGACCCGAAGAATTCCTCCGACTGCCGGCGCTCCCACCCCAGGTAGAAGAAGGCCGCGGCGACGACACCGAAGGCGGGCGCAAGGCCCGGCGCGAAGGGCAGCGCCACCAGCGTGACGACGCCCCAGATGGCCAGGCCGATCAGCGCGTGGGACAGGCCGGGCGTCACGGGTAGACCCGCCGGTCGAGCTCGAAATGCGGACCGTCGCGGAAGGATGTCCAGTCCCCGCCCCAGACGATGGCGACGCCAAGTTCCCGCGCCGCCTGCTTCACGACCTCCCCGAGCCGGGCATAGAGCGGCCAGTCCCAGCGGATCTCGCCGTTCTCCGGGTGGCCGTCGCCGTCATCCAGCCAATAGGCGAGGTCCACCGCGTGGCCGGTCAGGTGGCGGCTGTTCATGGTGCGGGATGCGCCGCGCGCGACGAGCTCGGCCTGCCGTTCGCGCGTGCGCAGCCCCTCCGTCACGATGAAGGGCGCGCGGGTGCGGGCGAGTTCCACCACGCGGACCAGGTCCGGGTGGACGCCCTGCAGGCGGGCACGGCAGCGCGGCAGCAGGGCGGAGGGGGCCGGTGCGTTCATGCGCCCAGGCTACGCGCGCGCGCGGCCTGCGGTTCATGCGGACGGATGTCCGCCCAGTCGCCTCAGGCGAAGAGGTCGGGCTGCCGCTGCGTCATGCGCGCATCGGCCAGGATGCGGCCAACGGCGCGTTCGGTGATGCCGAGCCTGCGCGCGATGGCCGGATAGGTCATGCCCCGGGCGCGATAGAGGCGCACGCGCCAGGCGCGGGCAACGGGGATGAGGATGTGCTCGCCCCCGAAGCGTTCGGCCAGCGCCTGCGCCGCGGCGCGCGGGATGCCGAGCCGCGCGGCGGAGCGCTGGTTGACCTCCTTCGGGACATAGAGGCGCGTGCCGCCGTGTTCCTCGATGAGGCGGAGGGCGGCGTCCGCGCCGATGATGGTGGTGAGCCAGGCGAGCTCGGCCGGTGGGGGCGGCGGCGCGGTCACGATGGGGCGCGCCGTGTGATCAGCGTTGCATCGGGCCGGGGCTGCGCGGCATGAAGATGCAGTCCTTCCCCCACGAGGCCACGATGAAGACGACGATCGCCGCGCTGATGATGCTGATGCTGGTGTTGCCGGCGGAGGCGCAGCAGCGGCAGGTGGCGGCCCGCGCCGCGGCCGAGAGCATCTGGGGCCGCAGTACCGGCGATCTTTCCAGCGCCTTCAACCGCAGCATGGCCGCACGCCGCCTGACGCCCCGGCTCGATGCAATCATCTGCGATGTCACCACCGCACTGGCCTGCGAAGCCGAGGTCCGCGGCGTGCAGCTTCGCGTTGCGGGCGTCGCGGATCCCGAGCAGGTGCGCGAGATCCGGATCCCGCTCACTCGGGCCAGCCGCGTCGCGGATGTCGCGCTGGTCGCGCACACGCTGATGGAAATCATGGAGCCCGCGGCGGCCGAGGAAGACCGCAGGAACGCGATGCTGTCGCTGCTGGGCATCGGCCGCGCGCAGCTGGACGCGGTCACAGTGGGCCGCACGGAAGCGCGCTTCGCCGACAGCTTCGCCGGCGCGAGCCTTGTCTTCCGCCACCTGCCGCGCTGACCTCACCGCTCCGCCCTCAGCACCTTGATGATGAAAACGCGGACGTCGAACGGCAGCCCGGCCAGCAGCCGCCGCCACTGCCGCCGCTGCCGGCGCCCGCGCCAGGCGCGGTAGGACATCACGCCGCCCCCCTCAGCCGCGCCCGCCACGCCTTCAGCCCTTCCAGCACGCGCGTGGCCATCGCCGTGTCCAGGAAGTCCGGATGGTCGATGCCGTCCGGGTGGTCCTCGGTGCGGGTCTGGCGGCGGACGAAGGCGCGCAGGCCGCCGGCATCCGCGCCGCCCAGCGCCACGATGTCCTTCCACACCGCATGGATCATGCGCAGCTGCGGCTTCGCGCTCAGCCTGCGCGCGGGCTTCGGCTTCCAGCCCAGGCGCGCGAATTCCCGCAGCACAGCGTCGAGCTGGTCCGCGCGCATCGCGCCCGCGCTGTCGAGGCCGGTGACGCGGCGCAGCACGGCGCGGTAGCTGTCCTCGGTGAGCGCGAGCTGCGCCTTCGCGATGTGGATCTTCGCGATCATGGCGCGGCGGTCGGGCTGCGCGCCTCCGGCGGGGCGCTCCGGCTTCGCGCTTCCGGCGCGGCGGTCATCGGCTGCCCTCATGCCTCGATCTCCCCGGCGAGCTCGACATCCAGCCGGCGCACGCGCAGCGCCGGGCGCAGCACCAGGTCGTAGTGCTGGCGGATCCAGTCGCGGTGGAAGCGCGTCGGCGCGGCCAGCAGCGCCGCCTCCCCTTCGGTCAGCGACACCACCTCCAGCGGCTCGATCCAGCGGCGGAACTCGACGTCCGTGATCACGCCGCGCAGCGCCGGCCACAGCGCGTGGTCGCTGCTGTAGCCGGGCTTCGCCGGCGCCTCGGCCCCGGCCGCGCCGAGATAGTCGAGGAAGCGGCGCTGGCGCAGGAAGGTCGCGGCATGGACGATGAAGGCCGGCTCGGTGCCGAGCGTCTTCATCTCCGCCGCGTAGCCCGCGGCCGCGCGCACCAGGTCCGCCGGCGCCGCACCTTCGGCCACGGCGCGCGCGAAGGCGGCCTCGGCCAGGGCGCGCGGGTTCGGCCGGCGCGGCGGGTAGGCCTTCCAGAAGGCCTCGAACTCGGCTCTCAGCCGGGCCGGCAGGGCGTCCTTGGGGAAGAGGTTCCGCTGCATCATGCGATCTCCAGCACGGTGCGGTCGCAATCGGGGCAGGCGAGCGCGGGGGCGCCCTGGCGCGGGCGCAGCGCGGCCTGGGGGCCGGCCCAGCCGCAGTCGCAGCCGACGCGGCGCGTCATCCAGGCCGGCGCCAGGGCGCGTTCCAGCAGGGCGCGCTGCGCATGCAGCGCCACCTTCGCCAGCGCCAGCGCGGCGGTGTGCGCCTTGCCTTCGAACCACAGCAGCCGGGTGTCGCCCTGCCGGTGGCGGTTGTGGCACCAGGCGGTGCCCTGGCCGGCCCGTTCCCCCACGCCCCAATCCCAGCCGGCCGGCACCAGCCCGCGGGCGTGGTCGATGCGCCTGCTCGCCCGCGGCAGCGGCAGGGCGGTGGTGGACAGCGGGCTCAGCACCGTCCAGGACCGGCGCGGGTCCGTGATGCAGGCGCGGGTGACGTGCCAGCCCAGCGCCTCGAACATGTCGGCGTCCAGTTCGCGGGAGGCGCGCGCGCCGTCCCCGATGCGCAGCAGCAGCGCCGTGATGGCCGCGAGGTCGGGCGCCATGGCGCCGATGCGGGGCGCCGTCATGCCAGCAACGCCCGCAGCGCGGCGCTGATCAGCCACCACAGGGGCAGGCTCAGCGCGCAGGCCCAGGCCAGGCCCTTGCAGACCGGGCAGGGGGGCTGCCATCGCATCAGCCCTGCCGGTCCGGCGCCAGCGCACGCAAGGTGGCGATCGCCGCGTCCAGCCCGCGCAGCACGCGCTGCGCGGCGATGGGGTCGAAGCCGCGCCGCCCGGCGCGCCATTGCATGGACCGGATGTGCAGGCGGCGCGCATCCTCGACCGCCGCGATCTGCTCGGCCAGCGGCACCGGCGGCGCGGTCATCGCTGCGCACCTTCGGCGGCGACGCGGCGTTCCACCTCCGCCTCGACGAAGCTGGCCAGCATGTCCTGCGCGACCGCGACCATCATCGTCTCGGCCCGGGCGCGTTCGGCCCGGGGCAGGCTGGCGACGCGCAGGCCGGTGGTGAAGGCGGTGCGCGCCACGCGGGCGACGAAGTCGCGGACGTCCTGCCGTTCCATCAGCGGCGCGCCCCGCGCAGCGGCGCGGCCGGGTCGGGCACGCGCTGGGTAACGCCCACATAGGGCGGCTTCGGCGGCTCGGCCGGCGTGGCCCATTCCGGCAGGCGGATCTCGATCCCGCCATCGGCCAGGACCTCGTGCCGCGCGGCGTCCGGCCCGCGCTTGGCGGGCTTGATGCCGGCGGGCAGGCGGCCGCGGAGGCTCAGGGCTCGCCTGGCATTTCCGCGCCCCAGCGCTAAGAATTTCGAGCCCGCGCCGGGCACGATGCGCAGCCGGCCCGTGTGTTCGCCGCGGCCGAACAGCACCTGCGCGCTGCCGCCCACCTTGAACGGCACGGCGGGCAGCCGGTCCAGCCGCAGCGTGATCGACAGCAGCGGCGGCATCCTGCTGCCCGCGCTGCTGGTGATGAGCACCGCTGCGCCATCAGCGGCGCGGGCGGAGGAGAGCGCCTCCCAGGTCATCAGCCGATCTCCTTCGCGCCGGCGGGCTCGATGACGAATTCCTCGCCCCGACTGGCGATGGTGACGCCAGGGATTTCCGCCGCGCGGTCCGGCATGGCGAGCATCGCGGCCTTGTCGATCTCGACCTTGCGACGGAGGAATTCCTCGATGCCGTGCTCCAGCAGGTAGGCCAGCACCTCCTCGGCCTTCTTCAGCTTCACGGCGGGCGGGGACATGCGCCACGCGATGGTGCCGGTGCCCAGCGCGACCGTCTTGGTCCGGCCGCCATGAGTCAGCGCCTCGCGGTTCGCCTCGGCCCAGATCTGCAGGCCGCGGATCAGGCCGTCGGCCTCGGCGTTCAGGTCGGCCACGATGGCGGCGGTGGCTTCCTTGGCCTTGGCGATGCTCTCGGCCAGGGCGGCTTCGTGCAGGGCGACATGGCGCTGCAATTTCCCGATGCGGGCGAGGAAGGCATTGGCTTCGGCGATGTCGCGCGCGGCGCGCACGGCCTCGGCGCGCCGCTTGGTGCGGGTGATGGCGTTCATGCGGTGGTCTCCAGGGCGGGGGTGTCGGCGATGGCGGCGACGCGCGCGACGCGCGCCGCGAGGTCCGGTTCCGCCGCGATGCGCGCGGCGATGCGGCGGTGCGCGTACAGGACCGTGGTGTGGTCACGCTGAAGGCAGCGGCCGATGATGGGCAGGCTGCGACCCAGATGCGCGACGGCCAGGTACATGACCACCTGGCGCGCCTCGACGAAGGCGGCATCGCGGCGCGGCGACAGGATCGCGCCGACGCTCACGCCGAATTCCGCCGCGGCGGCGTGCACCAGGCGGCTGATGGCCGGCACCGGGAAGCCGGGCGGCGCGGCATCCATCTGGCGCCGGAGGTCCCGGACCTCCCGCATCAGTTCGTCGACGCGGGCGACCAGGGCTGCATTCTGGCGCTGCAGGTTCGCGACGTTCATGCCCGCCCCCCTTCCACGACCTGGAAGGGCGCGAGGACGACGGTCACGCCGTCCTCGGCCACCGGCCGGCCGGCAAGGGCGAGCAGCGCCTGGCGCTGCCGCTCGCCCAGGCGGGCGAGCTCGGCGTTCTGCCTCAGCGCTTCGGTCACGGCGGCAGCCTGACCGGCGGAGATGAAGCCGCCATTGCGGCGGCGGGCTTCGAAGATGGCCGAGAGGTCTTCGAGGTTGTCGGCGATCTGGGCGAAGGGGCTGGGCATCACGCGGCCTCCCCGCTGAGCGGCGCGCCGGAGGAGAGCCTCTCCCACGCCATGCGGATATGCCCCTCGCCCACGCCTTCGGCGCCTTCGGCGCCGGCCAGCATGTGCGCCATGCGCACCACCTTGGTCAGGTTGCGCAGCGCGCCGGGCTTCTTCGCGATGGCCAGCAGCAGCGCGCGTTCTTCCCTGCCGCCGATCTCCCAGGCGTCGAGCAGCTTCTCGATATCGCCCTTCAGCGCCCGCGGCCGCGCCAGCCGCATGCCGACACGGCTGAACAGCTGGGCGTATTGCGCGGCGCGCGTGCCGCCTTCGAGGCGGGCGTAGACCGTCTCGTTGCCCAGCAGCGCGATGCCGATGCCGGCCTGGTCGAGGAACATCCGCAGCTGGTCCAGCGTCTGACTGGTCAGGTGCTGCGCCTCATCGACCAGGATCAGGCCCTGGCTGCCCGCCATGCGCCGGCCGAGCGCGCGGCTCAGCTGCTGCGAGGAGACGCCGCGCGCGGTCACGCCGATCACCTCGGCCATCTCGTCCAGCAGCGCGCGCGGGGACGACATCGTCGGCTCCGCGGTCAGCATCCAGACATTCGGGTTGCGCGCGGCGTACCAGCGCGCGCTGCTGGTCTTGCCCACGCCGGGCGCGCCGGTCACCACGACCAGTTCGGGCATGTACTGCGCGTGTTCCAGGGTCGCGAGGATCGCCTCGGCCGTGGGTGTCGGCACGAAGGCCGGGGCGCGCGGCGCCAGCGCACGGGTGCGGTCCGCGGCTTCGAGCCCGGACAGCCAGTGAAGGGTCTGTTCGGCCAGCGCGGCGTTGCGGCCCTTGTAGGTGCCGCCCATGAAGCTGCTGAAAGTGCCGTAGGGGATCCCGACCTGGCGGGACACGTCGGTCATCGCCATCTTGCGTTCGGCCATGGTGGCCCTGACGCGGGCGCGGACCGCCTCGATCTCCTCGGCGGTCATGACCGGTTCTGCGGTGTCGCTGGGCATGATAGTCCTCGTGCTGCGTGGGGGATGCCGAGGCGCCTTGCGGGCTCAGTCCTCGGTGTCGTCTTCGTCCGGCACCAGCCGGAGCTGCGGGGCGGTGCCAGCGCCCCGCAGCGCCCGGCGGGCGGCGACGAACAGGCGCTCGGATCGTTCGGCCGAGCTTTCGTGCTCCTCCTTCTCCTCGGTGATCGGCTTCAGCGCGGCGGCGCCGCGGAAGAGCGGGCGCACGACCTGCGGCGCCGGCGTCTCGGGCTCGCCGCGGCGCACCGCGGCCAGGTCGCGCGCGAGCTGCTCGGCGCTGATGCGCGCCTCGGCCTCGGCCAGCAGGCGCAGGCCCTTGCGGCGCTGCTTGGCGGCCGCGGCGGTGCGGCGCGCGGCCTCGGTGTCGCCGAAGCCGGTGTCGGCCCAGCATTCGGCGGTGACCAGGAAGTCGCCGGCGGCGTTGTAGACATGGACCGGCGCGTGCAGCCGGTCGGGGTCGAAACGGATCACCACCGGCCGGCCGATGTGCCGGGACAGCGCCGGGTCGTGATAGCGGTTCCCCAGGAGGTGGATCGTGCCGTCGCGGCGGACGCGGACTTCCTCGGCCGCGAGCAGGAGGATGCGGCGCTGCTCGGCGGTCGCGCGGCGGATCGGAGCCTCGGCATAGGATGCGGCGAAGGTCTCGTCGAAGGACCGCCCGCGGCAGACCGGCGCGGTGCGGCCCGGCCGGGCATTGTGCTCGGCGATGCCGGCTTCCAGCACCGCGACGAACTCGGCGATCGGCACGGCCTTGCGGCCGTAATCCTCGGGCTTGGCGGCCGGGCTGTTGCCGGTATAGGCGCCGGCGAAGGCCGGGTGGCGGGCGATGTCGCGCGCGAAATCGCCGAAGGCGCGCTCGATGGGCTTGGACTGGCCTGACCGGGGCTTCGTCCAATGCACCTGGACGCCGAGCATCGGGAAGATGCCGAGCGGCTCCTCCGCCCGCACCTTGAAGCGGAAGCGGCGCCTGATCCCGCCCGACATGGTCTTGTTGGCGGCGGCCAGCGTGTTGTCGATGGTGACGGCGTCGGGGATGCCCCACGTCTCGACGACGTCGCCGAAGGCGAGGCGGAATGAGTCCCCGGTCTCGGCCTGCGCCACCCGCCAGGCGAGGATCTTGCCGGAGTAGAGGTCCTGGAAGAACACCACCATCGGCCGGGCGACGGTCCCGTCCTCCCACCGGGCGAAGACGTCGAAGCGGTGGCCGTCCGCGTTCAGCCACTGCATGGCGTGCAGCATGGAGCGGTCGCGCCGCTGGGCGGGGAACATGCGGGCCGCCGCCTCCACCCCGTCCCGGTGGTAGGCGACCACAACGGGGTCCAGCGCCCCGATCCGCCGGCGCATGGTGCGCTCTGAGGGCAGGCGCCAGCCGCGCTGAGCCGCCACCTTCCGCAGGTCCCGCCAGCACTGCTCGAAGGTGGGCTTGGCGGGGCGCAGGTAATGGCTCTTCAGCCACTCCCAGGCGTCCTCGTCGCAGGTGGCGCGTGGGCCGGTCGCGCCGGCGAATTGCGGCAGCAGCCGCGCCAGCCACGACGTGCGCGGCACGCCTTCCACCAGCGCGGACCAGGCGTAGAGCTGCGAGCGGGACACTCCGCGCGCCGCGGCGACCTCCATCATGGCCAGGCTGCGGGGCCGCCCGGCCGAGACCAGCGCCTCCACCGCCTGCAGCGCCGCCAGGCGGTCCCCGGCGCGTGCCTTGCGCTTGTCCGACGCGCGGTCATAGGCCGCCCAGGCAGCCTCATCCGACAGCCGCTTCAGGCGGGCGTCGCGCTCCGTCGGGGCCTCGGCCGCGCCAAGGCGCGCCAGCAGCCTCGCCCGCGTGAAGGACGGCAGGACGTGGATCGCGTACTCGATGCCGCCGCCCCGGCCCTTGCGGCGGCGCCAGAGGTGACCTTCGGCGTCGGGGCGGCCCCATTCCTCGCGCTCGGCGACCATGGCGACGCCGCGCCGCGTGTCGGGCATCCCCGGCAGGTCGAGCGCGGCGATCTCGGCCGCCGTGAACCACGGCAGATCGTCGGTCACAGCCCGCCCCCCGTTCGCGCCTGGCGCATCAGGTG